TTCATAAAGCATATCCAATGCGTCTTTGCTGTCTTGCCGCACCTGTTACCGAATACAGGCTTCTGATCCGTCAGTTTCAGTATCTCGGAAACCTTTATGTCGGTTTCGTTCCACTTGAAGATGAGGAACCCGCCATGCCTCAATACGCGAAAACACTCTGCAAAGCCTTTGGAAATCATATCCCGCCAGTCTGAATACAATACCCCGTATTTGATATGCTGGTAGCCGGTCGGCACAGTCTTGTCGCTTAATGTTCCATACATATCGACCATTTTCGACTTCTTTCCACGGCTATATACCAGATGCGGTGGGTCAAAAACAACCATCGAGAAACTATTATCCGGATAAGGCATATCGGTAAAATCTGCCTGAACATCCGGCTTGACCTCAAAAGGCCTCCCGTCACACAATGTGGTTTCGACATCCCGTATGTCCTGAAACAGCACCCGGCTGTCGTGTTTGTCGAAGTAGAACATCTTGCCTCCACAACAGGCATCGAGTATAGGTTTGTTTGTATTCATACTCATTTCCTCATATAAAAATCCTTCAAAACATCTTCAGTTATCTTTCCCAGCCCGTCGGGCATATTCCTCAGGATTTGGAAAAGCTCCTCGTAGTTCTTCTGGTTGTAGCCGCATCTGTCGGCATACAGGAGCAGAAGCCTTGCTATCTCGTTGGCATCCTCGTGCGCCCTGTCGTAGTCGGTCATCTCCCCTGAGTTGTAGACGGCCCTGATGAGGTCATCGTCGAATGCGAAGTCATAGTATCTCTTTGCCGCCTGCAGGGATTTCCTCAGCATACCGAAGTTGTACTTCTTGTCGTGCCGCAGCCTTTCCCCTCTGGCGTTGAGGTATTTCTCGAGTACAAGCAGAAGCCGCTCTGCTGCAAAGGCGGCAGTGTATGCCATATTGACAAGCAGCCCCTCAACATCAAATTCCCTTGTCTTCATATCATTACCCGTTTACACATAATTTTCTGATAGCCGGTATGTTGTTGTTCACAAGTGACAGTATCTCGTCGTGGAAAGGACTGTCCTGGTTGCAGTGTCCACGGCTCTGCAATATCCGGAAAGACTTCAGGTCCAGCTCTATCGTCTCCACCGGCTCGTGCGTGTCGTTGCTCCTTGCTGACAGCAGCAGGCTGTCCTCCTTCTCGTAGTACTTCATCGAGAACACGCAGTGATGCAGCTCCCGTCCCTCGACAGCCATTTCCCTGACCGACCTGATGGGAACTATCGTGATGTGCTCTCCACGGAAGAGGAGACCGAAGAACTTCTCCCTCATCTCCCTGTACTTACCCTCCGCAGCGGCTGCGTTGGCGATGTCCCTCTCCAGCTTCTCCTTATCCCTTTTCCTCGCCAGTCTCATTGACAGCCGGTCGTGCTGCTTGCGCAGATCCTCCGGGCAGATGTACTTCGGGTTGTGGATGTCCATCCCGAGCTCATCGAGCATATCTATGTGGTCGCACCACATTATGGCGTCGTCTATGGCGTATCCGTGCCGGTGGCAGATGTTGATGGATTTCCAGTACTTGCCAAGGCTGATGTCCGCCTTGACGAAGCGTACGAACAAGGCCTGATAGCCTGTCTTAAGGAGGGTCTCCATCCTCGCATCCTTGGCCAAGGAACAGAAAGCATCCGGAATGTTGATGTTGTTTCTCACAAGCCATCTGACCATATCCTTGTCTATGCCTTTCATCCTGAAGAACGGAGAGATATTCAGCCTCGGATATATGAAGTTGTCATTGACATTGTATGTGTCGTCAAAGACATAATACCCTCCAGCCCCTCCATTATGCCGTCCTATCGAATACGGGGCACCATAATTCCAATGCATATAATTGTAATTTCTGCTGTAACCTCTGGACGTTATGATCTCCCGTCCGCTCTCCAGCATCCATATCTGGTATAACTCCGCAATGCCATAGTGCGTCTTCCCTCCGTCGTTGTAGTTGCTTCTGGTCGCCTCGAATGTCCGGATAACCTGTATCCCCTTGAACACCTCTATGGTGGAAACATAGGCTCCGTGGGTAGATTGCGCTCCCTTGCAGTCAACTACAATACATCTTTCCCCACACTCCGGGCACACCCAGACATCCGATGACATCACGAGCCAGCCGTCACACGGCTCCCTGTGCCCGCAGCACTGGCACCATATCTCCTGGTTGTGTCCACGATGCTGCCAGTAGTAGGCAACGGGCTTGAAGCAGTGCCCGTATGCCCATTTTGCGACCGCCGTCCTCGGAGGTGGCAGTTCCTCGGCATATCCGATGAACATCCGCTCCACACCGCTTCTCGGTTTCATGCCTGGTCCTCCCCGTCAAAGTTGAACAACAGGCCGGATCCTTCGTAAGCCTTGCGCTGCTTCTCAAGCCTTTCCTCCTTCCTCTTGCGCTCGGTCTCCGCCTTCTTCTCGGCAGCTTCCTGTTTCTGCCGTTCCTTTCTCATCTGCTCCTGCACCTCCTGCTCCTTGAGCTTCCTTATGGCTTCCTCCTTGGCCTCCTTTATGTCCTCCTCCGTGAGCTTCACATCGCCAGGCACGACCACCCTGCAGGATGGGGCATTGTCCGGGACCTTTATGTTCTCCTCATCGTAGTAGTGCATCGCCAGCCCGTAGACATATTGGTCGGTGCAGGCAGCCTCATTGCCCTTGCAGGACTTCTTGACCTCTGCGATGATGAACTTGCAGCAGTCTGCGATGTTCTTCTTCTCGGATCTGTACTTCTCGGCAAAGGCCGGATCCTTCTCGGCCTTGTCATCAAGGAATGCCTTGATTGCCCTTTCAAACATTTTCTCCATAATCTGTTCTATTTCTTGGTAATCTGTAATTCTGTAGTAACTGTCGTTGAGTGTCCTTCCTATCGATATGCTCCCGTCATCAGTCAGGGACTTCAGTGCCGCCTCAATCCTTGGGATGTCCAAATCCCTTTCCTGCCGCTTTATCTCCACTGACAGGGAATGTGTTGGCCGGACCGAGAAAATCGCTTTGAGGGCACCTATCATCCGAATATCGTCAAGTACTATGTCCCTGTCGTTCCTCATTTCCTGTAAGTGGCGTTTGTGTACCCTATTGTCTCGAATGTCTCGTTGAAGCGGTCTGCGACCCTGTCCCCGTACCGTGCCCTGATGTCCTTCTTGGACAGGTTGGTGGTCACGATGGTCGGGAGCAGCTCGTCATACCGCCTGTAGAGGATGTCGGTCACGGGGGTTATCTCCGTGCCCCAGTTCTTTACGGACACCGGCTCGCAGCCGAGGTCGTCGATGACAAGGAAGCCTACCGACGCCGCCTGCTCGAATGCCTGCTGGTCCGTGGAGGCGAGGGAGGCGAGCTGCTGGGCGGTGCAGAACCTCGGGAGCCTGACCGATGACATCAGCTCGTAGATATACTCCCTGTCCCCCAGCTCCCTGAAGCCCTCCTTCAGCCTTGCTCCGAGCGATGCCCTGATGGAGGAATGCAGGGAGATGACAGCCCTTGCCATCGTGGTCTTCCCGTTCCCGTATCCGCCGTACAGAAGGAGCATCGGCTTTGACACCTCGTCCGTCAGCCATCTGGACACCCGTCCTATGTTCAGCAGGGTGTCACTGTCATCCTTCGGTGTGCAGTTCCTCGACCGTACCTGCTGGAAGTAGGCGTCCTTCAGCATTCCCCTGACCGTGTCCTCCGGGAACAGCAGCCTATAGCGAGGTCGGGTAGTCTGACTCCTGAGGGCTGCTGCCGCCCCGTCCAGTATTTCCTTCAGTATCTGTTCTCTTGCCATTGTGCCTGATGTTTCTTTCGTTGTCCATCTTCTCCCAGTTGGTCAGAGCCGCCTTCCAGCTCTTCATCCTGTTTCGCCCGACCATCCAGCCGTTGCTCTCGTAGTATGCCAGGAAGCGCTCGGGGTCTATGTGGTATCCCATCTCCGAGACATATCCTGATACTTCCTGGAGGGTGGGCGGGACAAACCGTTGCGGTTTGGCCTTTTTCTCTTTACTATTCTCTTTTTTATCTTCTTTTATTTCCTTTCCTTTACTTTGTGGGGTTTCTGCATACATAAACTTTTTTTGTAAGGGGGTTTCTGTATGCAGAAATTCGGTTTTCGGGTCATTTCGGGGGTTTCTGTATACAGAAATGAGTAGATAGGGAAGCTCGCTTGTGTCCGCCACACGCCTCTTTGTTATGTTGAAGTACCGCCTCTGTATGCCCTTACTCGTAAGCACTCCTGCCGAGCCGAACAGGTCTTTGTCAAAGAAGCCCCATAGGACCAAGCGTCGCACAATACATTCGAGCAGCTCTTCCGAGATACCCGGCAAGTTCTTGAGGAGTTTGAATTTCAACAGGTCGTTCCACAGTATGAAATATCCGTTGCGGTATATCGCACAAAGCAGCCGTATCACTGTTATCTCGCCTTTAATTCCAAACTCACCGGATATAGCGGTTATCTTCTCGTCGTCAAAGAAGTCTATGTCGAGGGGGAAGTAGTCGAGCCCCGTCTTGTTAGGTCTTGCCATTATCCATAGACATATAAACAATATGCGGAGGACTTAGTCGTCACCGGGCCGGAACAGAGCGGCCTTGTGCCGGTTTCCCGGACACCTGACATATCCTCCGCATTGGATAATGCTTCAATCAACATCTTCGGTGCAAATATATGAATTTCTGCGTACATTGTACTCACTGTTCTGATGGTTTCTTATTACTCAGCTCCCGGATGAGGATGCCCGCAAGTCTCCTCTTGTTGGCCATTGTCGACACTTTTCCCTCCATCCTCTGGACAATTTTCAGCATCCGGATTATCGAGTCCCTCTGGGCGTTGCTTATCTGGTACATCTTCTCCTCCGAAAATCTTCCTGTCAGTAATCTCCTCCCTGTGCGCCTCCAGCCACTCTATGAACCGCTCGAGGATTGAGCGAAGCTGGATGCCTGCCTGCTCGTGGTCGTAGGTGTACTCCTCGCGGTACATCTTCCCTGTTATGAACGGGGACTTGGATGTAGGCTTGCTCAGGACGAACGCGGTATATTCGAAGCTGGAGACCTCATGCATCTCTCCGCTCTCCACGAGACACCAGGGATATACGAATTTCTGCCACGCCCTCTCGAACTTTCCGAACTGGTATGAGGATGTGGTCTTGATGTCGAAGACCTTGTCCCTGACTATCTCGTCTGCATAGCCGTAGAGCTCCACATCTCCGTAGGCGGTGGATATGACAGCCTTGCAGAGGTGTTGGGGGACAGCGTCCTTGAAGTATGCGGCAGCCTCCCTGCACAGGCCGATGTCAAACCTGAACTCGAAGCCGTTCAGGGTGGCGAGGATGCCTGCTGTCTTGACCTTGTTCCGCGATGCATTCTCGTAGGCGCTGATGCATTCCTGGATCTTCGGGTTCCACTTGTAATCGCAGTTCCGCTTGCCGCAGAAGCGGTCGCACACATCGTAGAGGTCAGGTATCCGTGATATGGACACCTCCTTTCGGCTGCTTTCCCTGTGCTCCACAAGGCAGTCCACAATCTCGTTGAAGCAGGTGCCCTTGTCGGCAGCCTCTATCGGCTCCCTGTTGATTGCGTCCAGCAGCGCCTGCTCGTTCGCAGCCGTTATCTCGTCCGGGGACTTCTTCATCTCCCCGGTCTCGCTGTCTATGTTCCAGAAGCTCTCGGCCTCTATGTCGGAGTCGAGATAGCTCTGGAACTTGTCAAGCAGCGACGGATAGACCCTGTAACATATCCTACTCATACCGTGCTGAAATCTTGTTGAAAGTGACCTTTATTTCCTTTGCCCTTGCCGCAAGCAGCTTCCGGCCGATGAGCAGGGAGTTGTATATCTGCGTCTCCTTGATGCTGTCCAGTATCTTGTTCATGTCTTCGGCGGTCTCCGCCATGCTTACAGAAGTAGTGATAGCATCTATGAGGCGGTCGTACTCCTCCGTCATCTCCCTGTTGTGCTGCTGGCTGGTCACATAGGCATCGAGGATGTTCTTCACGAAGTCGTTGCTTCCTATGGCCACGCCCTTGTCGTCCACCACTACAGGTATCTTCAGGACAGGGTCGAGGTTGCAGGTGTTCTTCGCATAGTACCACTCCGTCGGGTTGAATGCGATGGTTCGCTCCTTTCCAATCATCGACACATACCCCACAAGGTCGAGCTCCTTGATGAGGTCATTCGCAGAAGACCCGCCAATCTCGGGGCGTTTGACCCATTCCTCCCCACGCTTCTCTTCCTTCTCGTGAGCAATGAAAATCACATTCTTCCCGAGGACTCCCGTCTTCCTGATGAACTCTATGAACATCTGTTTCCTCATCCCGTATCCCGGGAGGGTCAGCGACCCGTCCGCCTTCTTCATCTTCGGGTTGTTCCTGACGATGTACTCCGACATATAGTCAAGCATCTTCCCTACCGTGTCAATGACTATCGTCTCCACATCCGGATAGCTCTGCGCTATCTCATCGAGGGCTGCCTGCGTGTCCTCCCAGGAACGGATCTGGACGGTCAGGGTCTTGTGCGCACCGTTCATCCTCTGTACCCCTCCGTCATAGTCGAAGAGGACGCAGTTCGGTGCCGAGCATCCGAGCGTGGACTTGCCGACGCCCGGCTGTCCGTAGATTAACATTGAGATTGTGTTCTTTGCCTCAAGCTCTGAGGGCTTCTTGATTAGACTCATAATGATGTTGATTTTTTGCTGCCGGTCTTACCGCTTCCCGGCTCTTGCGTCGTGCCCTGCCCGGTCTCGCTCCGGGATGTCCTTCTGCAGGAACAGGGCTCTGGGCCTGGTTTGTTTTGGCTTGCAACTCTTTTTTATGCTGGCCCAGTTTCACGCATCACTGCGGTATATGTCATATATCACACCCTCTCCGTTGCATTCACGGCAGGTCTCGAGGTCCATCCTGCAGTAGTTCTTCCCTGCGTCATACGCCTCGTCCTCTCCCGGGGGAAGACACAGCCAGGTGTGCTCTGTCACATCCACCTCTCTCCTCGTCCGTATGTTGAACGCCCTGTACCCCTCGTGTCCCGTCCCTTTGCATCTCGGGCACTTCCTCGGTTCCGGCTCCCTCGGAGGGATGTCATATCCTTCAATCGCTCCCATATCACAGTACCTTTCTCCAGTATTTCAGTATGTCCCGTCCGTAGTAGAACGGATACAGCCTTCTTCCGTGCGGCTTCATCCCTCCGAGGTGCAGCTCGCCTCTGGACACCAGCCTGCCGACCGTGTTCCTGCTTACCCCGAGTATGGCCGCCGTCTCTTTCACGGAGTACCTCTTCGTGAGGCTTACGCTCGGCTCCTCTCCTCCTGTTGTCATAACTACGCCTCCTGTGCGGCCATCCTTTCAGACACCCTTTTCCTTATGAACCATATCGAAGACCTTGAGCTCAGCCCGTACTTCTCGCACAGGTAGTCCTCAACCTTAGTCTTTGACACCTTCGGGTCCTTCACGAGTCTGTTGTACTCCTCGTATATGGCGAGGTCTCTCTTCTCCTTCTTGATGGAGTACTCTGTCCTTAATTTGTTCCTGTCCATTTTATCCTGTTTTAGATTGTTTCCCCTTATGAATGATAGTTTATATGTTTCCGTCGAGAAACCCCGCATACGGGCTCGTATGGCATCGTTACATCAGCATGTGCCTTCATCTGCGAACGAATAGCTCCTGTCGTGGGTTATTATTATGCTGTCGAGCAGGTTTATGCCGAACACATCCAGGGCTCTCTTGAGGTTTCCAGTGACCACCTTGTCCGCATTTCCCGGAAGGGGGTTGTCGCTCGGGTGGTTATGCACGAGTATCACTCCGCTTGCAAGGACATCGACAGCATACTTGCACACTATCCTTATGTCCACCGATGTCTCGGATATCCCTCCCTGGGAAATCTTCGCCCATCCTATGACCCTGTTGGCCCTGTTCAGCAGCATTATGAACGCACTCTCATACAGGTCAATGTCATCTCTGTAGAAGCCTCTGGCGAACTTCACTGCGTCATCGGAGCAAAGTATGGTTGCGCTCGTGAACTCGGAGTCGGTCGCAGCGACCTTTATCTCGTATTTCTTCGACATCTTTTCCATTGCTTTTCCTCCCTTGCTGTCATATCCTTTTTATTCCTCCTGCCACTTCGTCTCCCCATATCGTCTGGATGAGTTCGAAAGCATCCTTGTCCCCGTCCCAGCTGATGCAGCACTCGTGGTTGTTGTACTCGTAGCAGTAGACTTCCTGCGGATCGCACTGGCTGCGGATGAGCTCCACCTGTTTTTCATACCAGGCATTCATT